CCCTTGTTGCATTTATGCTTACCAACACCATGAAAGCCAACTCCTAAAACAGACGGCCTAAGCCTATCTTTTACAATACCTTGTCTAATCAGTTGACTTCTTGTCTTGGTTGTAAATCCTGTTTCATCAAATCGCACCGTAACATCTACATTGGTTTTATATTCAATAACCTCTAGCCAACCATTAACCCTCGTCTTGAATCGATCCCCTTCTTTTATTGAGGTATGCGTGATCTTATTTGTCATTAGTTGATTCCCTGATCAAGCCCGCAGTTTGGGCATGTGTGCCAATATTCTGGACTATCTTTTTCTACAACCAAGCAGGAATGATCGTGACATGTGTGCAGAAACTTGTTTTCCTCCCTGTCGTATACAATTGTTTCTGACATCCCTTCACATCCCTCATATTCACATTTTTTAGACACATCAACACTTACCCACTTATCCTGACTAAGCTCTGTAATGCAGTCGTGGACAAGCTTAGAAAGGTCATCATTGCAATTAGCAAAATAAAAAGATCTATTCTCTTCAATCCACTTCTTAATAGCTTCTTTATTCATAGTAGCTCCTTGGCTTTACTAAGAACCCATATAATTCTGTTAAGCAATTTCTCATGTCGCTTTTTATTCATTAGCGCAGTGCTTTCATTTAGTAGTTGAACCAACTCCTTATTAAGCTCAACTAGCTTCTGCGCATCCTCCTGTTTTACATAATCGCCAGACGGGTCTCCCACCATTACACCAAGACCATGAAACTCCTCATCTATCGAATATCTTTTCATATCTATTTATCCTTTAGTGCGGTCAAAAGAGCGTCAGCATATCTCACAGCCTCTTCTGCACAGTCATCATAATCAAGGTTACAGCCTCCGCCTTCCAATCCATCTGACCAACCCGTTATGCCTGCTATATAGCCTTGCATGGCTTTTATTGCCGCGTACTCGCGCTTGGTTAGGCCTGTTAAACACCCATCATGAATACCCACTTGGTTATGATGCATCGGCGCACCGTTTTCATTTACGATTGCCGATATTGGCATGTCACCGTTTTTCATCTCTTTCCCTTCCTATGAATAAATCCATGATAAAAAGCCATGCACCGTCCAAAGCACACAACCACCTAAGACTAATGCAATCAAGTAAACTAAGTATTGTAGTTGTTCCATTTCCCCTTCCTATATAAAGCCGCATCTATGGCTAGTTTGAATTTGGTTTGGTTGTGCTTGTGCCAGTCGTGTACTGTACGTTCTGGCAATCCTGTTAGACGGATTAGCTCAGCAAGGCTGTTAAGCCCTGCCTGCTTTGCTTGTTCGCTTGGTGTCATTAGGCGGAAATGCCTTGTTGAAGTTCGCAAGCAAATAAGTCCAGAGTGCGCCTAGATTCAAACGTGCTTTTGTTGGCTATCTCTGCTTTTAGGCATATTTTGTACTCTAGGTTGTTGGTGCTATTTAGTGCCTTTCTCAGAATTCGCGCATCATAAGTTTTACCGTCAATAACTCTTTGAAGCTGCTTAATCTCTTGTGTGTTCATTTTGTTTTCTCCATTTCGTTAGTTGATGTGATCATTATACTGCGACAACCGCGCTTTTCATTGGCCAAAACTACCAACTTTCAATCAATTCATTGACCAAAACTACCAAGTTATATTTTGAGCGTTTATGTCTATTCTATTGGTCGGCTTTGTGTCTTTTCAGTACTGGTGGGTGTGCTATAGTGTGCTTATCGGTAGTCGTGCACCGTTAAATTAATGCTGGCAGTTTGTAGGGGTTTTAGATTCCTTTACCCGCACGACTGCAAACGTAAGCCCAGCACCCAAATACAGGAATCAATATGAATCTAATAAACACACCTAAAACCATGAGCAGTCGAGAGATTGCCAATGTAACAGGCAAGCGCCATTCTGACGTTTTGCGAGACATCCGTAAGATGCTATCTGCTCTAGAAATTGACGAACGCAATTTTGCGTCGGTCTACTTGGCTGGGAATAATGAAGAAAAACCAGAATTTAACTTAAACCATGACCTAACTATAACCTTAGTATCTGGCTATAGTGTTCAAATGCGCTTTGCCATTATTGAGCGTTGGCAGGAATTAGAAAAAGCCAACCAACCACAAGTGCCGCAAACCTATGCCGCCGCATTGTTGGAAGCTGGCCGCCTAGCTTTAGAAAATGAAAAGCTACAACTAGAAGCCAAAGAGAATGCGCCTAAAGTTGAGTTTTTTGAGCAAGTGACAGGCTCTAAGGATACCGTAGATGTGGGGCAGGCCGCAAAAGTTCTAAATATGGGCATTGGACGAAACAAGCTATTTGAATTACTGCGAGATAAAAAGATACTGCAAGGAAATAATCAGCCATATCAAAAGTACATTGATTGTGGTTATTTTCGTGTAATTGAGTCCAAATTCACTAAACCCAATGGCGATACTTCAATTAATCTAAAGACGGTGGTCTATCAAAAGGGTTTAAATCATATTCGCAAGCTAATTAATAAGGAGGGTAAATGATGCGTGATATTGAGTTTAGAGCTTTGGATAAAAATAACAAGGAAATGATAACCAGTGAATATAATGACGATCATTACATTATGACCTTGGAGCATGGCAAGCCAATCCTTCTTGAATACACAGGAGATGAGTTCGGCACCTATGGCAATGTAGACGCAGTTTTTATGCAATTCACTGGCCTATTAGATGCTAAGGGTAATAAGGTTTTTGAGGGGGATGTGATCTACTTGGCCGGATACGGTGATTATATTTGTGAATTCCCATTTATTGATCTGTACGAAGCTAATTTTGAAGGGGATATTGGTGAAATAAAAGGCAACATATATCAACACCCTCATTTAATTAAAGGAGATGAGTAATGGATAGGCCAATATATGGAAAAGACTTTAAATTAAGTGAAGCTAATGACTTTATGTCAAAGCTAGAGATTTATGTCAACCACCTAGAAGCCGAAAACGCCAAGCTTGTGAGGGAAATGATATTTCAGACTGGAAGGGCGAAAAATTACGAAGAGCTATCCAACAAACTTGAGGATGAATTATCAAGCCTTAAGCAGGATATAAACAAGATAAAAGCGGATGCTATTAGAGAGGCTGTAAAAGCTTGCAGTGAATTTGAGCAAATAATTTACACTCGAGTTCATGTGGACTGCTTGGCAGAGTACGCCGACAAGGTAGAAAAGGGAGAAGTTAAGTGAAATTACTTAGTAAATTTTTATTAGTTTCCGCCATTTACTACCTGTCTATATGCTCCATCTACCAGTTTATTCTGTGGGATAAGTTTAGTTGGAACATGGGGGACTGGTCTGGGCTTGCTAGAATGGGCTTTATATGTGGATGGCTGTTAATCTCATCAATCACCATGAGTTACTTTATTTTATATAAGCAATCAATTGCCAATAAATCTGGTAGAAAATGCCAATGACTAATTACTACAAATCATTAATATGTACTCATGGTTTTCAGGTAGCACAACGTTACCGGCCATAGCTAAATTTATTGTCTCAGTAAAGAGTAAATCCGGTGCCTAGGCTGAACCCTAGGCCGATTCAACCCTTGCAAACATCGGTTGCTTTAGCAATCCGGCTGCTTTGCGTTGTTATAACGCATTTAAAAGGAAATTAGGCAATGACTGAGTATTGGCGAGATTTAGAAATAGGCGAGCAAAAAAAAGTAGGCGATCGTTTTTTGGATGGCGATACATGGGTTTTGGTGCGCGATGAGCATCTTGAATTTGAGTTTGCGAGAGTATACGACGAATGCTCAAAATTAACTCAGCGCAAAGCTGATTGTGTTCCACCTGTTGAAAATGGGTCAAATCGATATGGCTTAGATATTGGTTATTTCAGAAAAACGATAAACAGAGAGCTTAATCGTGATTTAGGCAACTTTACACCGGATGAGTTGGCTCGTGTTTTTGCGCGGCTATCTGTTGCTGCGGATAGTTCAGTGATTTTTGAAGATGAGTTTCAGCGCAGAAAAGAGTTATAACAACACAATAGACGGCACGAAGTGTCCGTATCATTATAGTGTTAGAGTCTATCTAAGTAGGTGTTAAGGATTTATGCAGACGTGCATCTGGGTTCGACTCCCAGCACCTACCTAGATGGGCTTTACCATCATTCTATTAACTAATTAGGAGGTATAACCCACCCTTAACGGAAATAAGTTGTTTTGCCGGTTCTTTACCGGCTTTTTTATGCCTATAAATTACAAAATGCTAATTAAGTTGTAAGAAAATGCTATTTAACTTGGTTCTGTCTACTGTTCTAATGAATAAAAACAAGGGGGATATATGAAACCACATCAAGCATTAATATTATTTGTACTAGGGGCGGCTTACGGGGCTGCGATCACTGTTTTGATTATCGAGGCGATAGCGTGAACCCAAGGCAAAAAGGATATTACAATGAAGGCAAAAGCTTTGGGGATAAAGACAAAAGCTACTGCCCATATGGGATTTACGATATGGCTAGGCGGTCTCTTTGGCTGGCTGGATGGCACGACTACCAAATAGAAAAAGGAACGGGTAGAAAATGAAAAGCGGGATGATTGTAGAATTACCTGATTTGGGGGAAGTTCAGGTAATTGGGGAAGTGAATGCTAAATATAACGCATTCAAAGAAGTTTGGGGTATTGGTATTGCTAAGACAGGCAAAACCATTATGAACCCTCGCGGGAAGCTACTAGCAAGCATTACAAAGGCTTGTAAAAAGAAGTCTAAACAAAGCCACTATGAGACTGTAAAGGCTGAATACATGGGCGGTGGTGGCCGTTTAGAGTGCATTAAATTCATGGCAGAACAAATCAAAAAGGAATCAGAAGATGCTGACCTACTCTAAACCACCTATGGCGGGAATGGGGTTTGTGTTCAAGTGGAACGGGCGCGAGGTACCACGGGATAAAGTGCAGGAATTTTTCGTTAAATACATGGAGGCGGTAAAGAAAAAGACCAAATCTGACCAGCAAGTTATATCTGGCCTACACTATGAGATAGCCCAGCTAGAGCAAAAGCTTGAAGAATATAAAGAACTGGCCGAATCAGTAGAGCCGTACAATAATTATATTTTAGCTAGAATAAAGAAAGCTGAGAAATAACCGAGAGCTTTGCAGCTTGAGTGCCGCGAAAGTCGGCAACAGTGAATTGTTATTTATTTTGGAGAGATAAATGAATGAGCCACATGAGCAAATGATGAATGACATCTTGAATGCTAAGGCAATGTTAGAGATCGACAAGGAAAAACGTATAAAAGAAATGGCCAAAAACCTTTCTGCTTTGAGGGGTGTTAAATTCATTGGCCATCCAGTCATCGGGGATAATGAATTGGTAGTGCTAGTTTCTGAGGCAGTTGAAAAAGAAATTAAGTCTTTAAATAAATAACAACACGATACACGGCGCTCGCGTCCGTGTGATCATAGTGTTATTTCCCGCTTCTGGCGTTGGCGTAGTTAACCCCAAAGCTGGCTGAAACAATCGCCCCGAAGGCCGTGGTGATAGGAGTGAATAGCCCTGTCACCTTTTCCGTAGCAACTGATACGGCCATCTTGCCGTCAATAATAGGGCCAATTCCGAAGGACTCGCACACCAGTAATACAAGCGTAAACAGGACGTAAAGCGTATAAAGGCCCATGACTCTATCTGAGATATTGCGTCTTAATAGGCCGTTGGGGTCCATGGCTTTAACCAATAAAGCCTGAGCCTCTGCATTCTCTTTGTCTGTTTGTATCCACTCTGTTGCGATATTCTCAATAGACTTGAATGCACCGCCTGAGAAAATGTCAGTTATCCAACTCACTTTACACCCTCGTCTTTAATCGTAATTGTAACCTTTTCGCCTGAGTCCAAAGCCTTTTTAACTTTAGGATATAGGTACTCATAAGCTTGAGTAGATCGGCCGCCAAACCCACCACCATTAAAGACATCAAGAGTGCAACTAAAGTTAACAAGAATACAACCCGCCGAATCCTCATGGGTATTGCCCTTGTGAATATAAATATCCGTAAAGTTGGGTACGTCTTTAATCCACAGCATCCCATCGTGCCCGATGCTATGATGCTGATTATCATACCTATTGGCCATAGGTGTGCCGCGCTTCAAACCAATCTCATAAGTACCAGCCGGTATGCGCGTTTCACCCATTACTTTTTTGACTCTTTGCTGATCTTCAACGGTGAACATGATTAAATGCTCACCCATATTAGACCCAATACACAGGCGGCCAATAGTGGAATCCGTTCCTTTTGAATCTCGATATAAAGTTAGGATCATTTTTTCCAACCGTGATTCCAATCAATTGAATTTTTGCAGTGGTTAGGGTCCACTTTATCCAGCATCCATACTAAACGATGAACAAACCATTTAGGGAAGCGAGTAGGTGCGCCATGGTGATAAATCTTGCCTAGTCTGCTGCTAAAAGTTTCCCATTTATCGCCAAGTAAAACGATATTCCAAAACACATCAAAGGATAGCCATACATCTTTTACATAGCCATCCGCTTTATTGAAGGCAACCGCCAATATAGTAGGGATGGTAAGCAGGATCATAAAGGTACTGGTTAGGGAGGCCAGTAAAAGAACGCCACCGCCAAGCCAAAGCACTGACCAGATTCGACGGGTTAGCCAGAATAGATTCATGACTGCACCCATAAAGCCGCCTGAGCTTCGCCTGCTAATCGTAAGGCTTCTTTTAATTCTGCTTTGGTGGCTTGAATAGGGGTATTATCCGCAAGAACCCAAACGGTCGTTTCCACATCATTCATTATGGTAATGGCTCGACTCATTCTTGTCTGACTGGTTTCGTCAGCATCAAATACCCAGCCCGACTGGGTGGTAACGGTTAGCGATCGCATGGCTTCTGCTCGGTCCAACTTGAACTGATTGCGCGCTTCCTGTGCCTCGTGTTCGTCTTTTTCAGCCTGATCGCAAGGCCTTATGCCTTCCCAATCTGTTGATTCATGAACCTCATATTCGTCAGTGCGGGACATTAGGAAATCAACCCAGCTATCACCTTTTTGAAGCAAGCATTTAATATTACCGCTTGGCGCTTCCTGTAGATTTTTAACTATAAACATTACGACTCCCTCACGAATTCAACACCGTTACCGTTACCAACATTGGAACCGCTAACATTTCTCCAAGTTGTCCCTGTGCCACCTGTTGCACCCGCTTGCTGCGATACCCCAGCCGCATCTATAAAGTAATGGTTTAGCAGAGAGCCGCTAACAGTTGCGCCAGCATTAATAGCTCCACCACTATTATTCTTCATTTTTGTTACAACACCAATTCCATTGGCTGTATTGGGTTGATAATTCGCCCCAGTATAGACGGGTTGCCAGCCTGACCAGTCGCCAGTGCTTGAACGGTAGGAATTCTCGAATATCAACCCCCTCTGTGTGCCCGTCCCTTTTATCTGAATATTCACATCGTCAGAATCCCAGCGGTTAACCATAACCATAAAATTCTGTTCAGCGCCAACCTCAGTAGGCAAGTCAGTGATAGGGGTTGTCGTTCTGTAGAATCCGTTCGGCGCATTCTGATTTAAGATGCTATTACCCGCACCTTTAGGGAATTGTACTGGGTTGGTTGTAGCGCCTACCCCAAACGCCCCCACCGCCATCAACCTGTCCGCAGTGGTATCCGTCGGACTGGTTTGAACATCCGCATAAGCCGCTGTACCCTGCACCAGCCAAGGTGACCAACCAAAAGCCGTGGTATATGAGCGGCAAGCGGTATCGCCTGAAATATCTACTGCTTTCTGCTCGTAGTTATCCTCAGTTCCATTTGTGCTAATGGTTAATGGAGGGTCTAGGTCTGCTGGTGCATTTAATAATCCCGCAGAAGGGGTGACAACGCCATTGGTATTTCTTGGATATAGGTTTAGATCTACTTCGCTCGACTCGATGCCGCCGCTTTTATAGTTTCTTGATATAGTTGGCATTATTGACCCCTTAGCATGTCGCGAACTGCTCTTTCATATAAATCCAATCTGTCAGCCGTATCCATTTCTTTAGTGAGTAGTTTCCCAGCTTTAGATAGAATGCCTCTAGGCTCAGTCATCGATTGAACCGCCTCTATGGCTTCACCAGCTCCAACCTGACGCTTAAATCCAGTTCTTGCTTGACCACCAAGGAGATCGTCCAATTCATTGGCGATTATAAATTGCGTCATTACATCGCCCTTTGGTTCCTTGCCTACTGATCTGGAAAATTCCTCAATATCATTAAGAGCCTTAGTCATAACTCCACGCTTCTGCGTGTTATTGCCAAGCGCTCTCGCAGCCGTACCAAGTGCTTTAGTGTCACCTAGGTCAACCTTTCGGCCAATCGAGTCGGAAATTGAATCTCTAAGATCGGCAGCACGAGAGTAGACGCTATTTAACTCACCATATTTTGGAATGGCATCTTGAAGCGTCTGGTTAATATCAGCTCGAAAGCCCTTTACAATGCCGTCTGCTTTTCCGGTCAACCCTTCACCAGTCTTGCCAAATGTCACTTGATCATCAATGTATTGCTTTAATGCTCTATGTGCATAATTAGGGTTTTTCATTTTAGGGCTTTGTATTCTTTCGACTAATCGAGACACCACGCGCTTTGCTGTGGCGTTATCTTCGATCGCAGACCCTTTGAATATCGGCTTGAATTTTCCTTCTGTTTGCTGGAACCTCACGCTTAAATCATCGTATAGCTTGTTTGTGAAATTACTCACAGCATCATCTAAAGAGACTTCACCCTGCATGTTTTTAGTTAAATCACCTATTCGCTTACCGTAGTCCTTCATCGTGGAATCAAGCACTTCTATACGGTCTTTAAGTGACTTACCTACACTATCATAGGTTCGATCAAGGTACTGCGCCTTCTTGTCAGTCAAACCTCTTTTGGCTGTTCGAATCATATCTAATGCCGCTTTTTTGTCTTCTGGGCTAGAGCCTTTAATAAGAAGACTTGTAGCGTCATCAATAACGCCAGCATCACGCGCACGCTTTAATGCTTTGGACTTAACCGCTTTACCGCCTCTATTTATATAATTGGCAGCATTCTTGGAACCTGATTCAATGGCTTCAAGTAATGATTGATTGCGAATTGCTGGGATGTTTGCTTGTTGCAATGCCTGAGCCACACTCCTAGGTGCGCCTGCCTTTGCCAATTGGCCAACTTGAGAAACAGGCCCTGCAAGACCAGCTAACGGGGCAAGCGAACCAGCCGCCTCACCTAGTGCCTGAGTCATTTCTTGGCCAGACTCAGTTCTAGGTTGATAGGTTAATGCTGCCGCAAGTTCATTTGCGCGCTTCTCAATCCTGTCGGCTGCTTCGTATGACCCAAACTCACCAGACCTAATTTCATCCGCCAACTGTTGAAGGGTTCCGCCAATCATCCCGATTGTGCCGCCTGTCGCGCCTGTTGCAGCTGTTAGAGCTGTCTCTGCCGCACCAATAGCTTTTTCACCAAGACCGGCCTGCTCTTGCTGCTCAGGGATTATCTGTCCATATATGTCCGGAATATCACCATACTGCGCAGTAAACTCAGCTTCGGTCATTTTAGGCATTGGGCTTGCTGCTGTTGGCTCTAAGTCAATAGGTGCCGCAGTGGATAGATCAAACCCACGAGAGACTGGCTTAGCTGTAGATAGATCAAACGCCATTATAGCTCCCTGATTTCACCGGTTTGTTGATTGACGTATGCTTGATTACCATTCGCGTCCTTCATCAAAATAAAACCTTGAGACTCCAATGATGGGGCGGGTGATTCTGGCTCTGGCTGCTTATCTGGTATTGAATAAAAAATCTTTTTAAATCTTGAGCCAATAACATTAGAAACGCCGTAACCTTCCGCATCCTTCTCAATGCCTGCCGCTACTTGTTTTGCAGATTCAGCTTTAGCATTATAAAGCAGTTCAGCCTGATCAAGTATTTGTTCTCTGGTAGCATCATTTAAGCTACCGCCGCCAATAATCCTATTGACTAGGCCTTGAAAGCTATCCGCAACACCGCTTGATTGTGCTACTTGGTCAAAGTCCGAATCCGTCACAATACCACTGTCAATCATCTTGTTAATGGTCTTCATTAGCGCAACGTCACCGATACCGGTTTTCTTGGCGCTTCTGATTTTCTTGATTTGCTCCTCAGATTCCAACAAGCCCTTGCCAGCTTGTGCGGCAAACTCTTTGCGGAAGTCCATTCGGATTTTATCTTTATCTTTTCGAGTAAGGGTATTTTCAGCCGCTACTTTGCGTTCAATTTCTTGCTTAGGCGTAAAGTATCCCAATCGGTTAGCTTCTTGTAATTCCAGTTTCAAAGCCTGATCAATCTGAGGATTAGATAGACCACCCTCTAATTGGTCAGCCATTTCCAATAAAGCCACTGAGTCAGACATATCACGACCAAGTGCGCGGCCTTTTTCAATTCGATTTAATAAGATTTGCTCACGCTGTTCAGCAGGGGCATCAATGATTTGTTCTGCACCGGTTGCAATAGATTGAATTTGACGCTGCATTTCTGCTTCATCAATCTGCATCTGTTGCAACTGCATTTGCTGCTCTCGAGCATCGCTCTGTTGAGATAGGTTCGCCAATTGCATGCCTTGTTGAAGACCACCAAGCAAAGAGGATGCACCCTGCGGGATTGGCTGCGAAATCAAAGCTGGTCTATTAATATTGTAGTAGCTCATTATAGCGCCCCCATATCTACGGCCATGTAATCACCCACCATTATAATGGCATCAGGGTTTTTCTCTTTGACTTCTTGCGCCATCGGACCGATACGCTCTACATCATCCCAAACATAATTGAACGAGTAGATGTTATGACCTTTAAGCTCGCCAACCTTTTTAATATTTTCTTTTAATCGAGCATCACATAATGCCGCACCTAGTCCAACGCCTAATAGGTTTGTAACTCCTTGGCTGTATGCTTGATTGGCCGCCCCTGCGTTTGCCAATCCTTGAGCCTGAGCTTGTGCTGCGCCTGTTAATGCTTGCGCAGTACTTTGGCCAATACCTTGCTGAATGCCTGCCGTCTGGCCGATAGCTGTTAGTGCCGGAGCTGCGTATTGCTGCAATTGCCCTAACTGATTCTGAATGGCTTGACCAGCTAGGATTTGGTTTTGCTGATTAAGTCCTGCCAACGTGCTACCTGAGATCAAATTACCATAGGCACTGGCTCTACGCTCTAATGCGCGGTTTGCCACTTCTTGCTGGGCTTTAAATTGAGGGCTTTGCAGAATGGCATTGTATGCAGACTGAGAGTCACCGCCTAAACCCAGTAAAGCAGCTTGTTGTTCGCGTGCAGGCATTGCTTGGCCAGCCAGCGGGCTAAGTGTTTCTGTTGCTTGTGCACCCGCCTGCTTAATAGCCTCCAATGCCTCCATCTGAGCCTGAGCTTGAATGTCAGCGCCTTGCTTAGCTGCCGCCTCGGCTTCCAGTGATGCTTCACCACCAAGCAACTTGCCGCCCACTAAACCTTTACGGTAGGTAGGGTCTAAATCACTCATTTCAGCTTGACCTAGCGAGGCCGCATAAACCGGATCACGGACGGCCTTGCCTACCTTGTCGCCTATTTTTTTAACTGCTCCCATGGTCGCCCCTCGTCAAACCCAAAATATAACAATCAATGTATTTTCCTGACTTGCGCAAATGCTCTTTTAGCAAGCCTTCCTTTTTTAGTCCGTGTTTTTCACAGTATTTTATCACTTCTGGGTAAGTTTTAGGCACTTCTGCAACCACTTTATTAACCCAGCCAAGCTTAAAAATAAAATCTAAAAAAACGCGACCGCAATCTTCATTATGCTTTCTGTCTTCTTGATTCATGTTTAAGTGAATCCCTAGCGTTGAAGAATTAACGTGCTCAACAATCCAGAATCCAATCAAACTGGAATCTTTAACTATTCCAATGTATTCGCAGTCAGGAAAGCTGGCTTCAATAAACTCCGCCCCGTCTTCTGCAATCCTTTGAAACAGTTCTTCGTCGCAGTATTCAAAAGCAGTCTTTCTATCTATTTCAACTAAACTGCTACCCATCCAGTATTGCCGCCATCCGTTGTTTTTATATAAAGAATCGGTGGGCCGCCCGTGGTATCTCTACACAACTGATTAATAATGCCCGTTACATTACCCTCCGGATTGCCAGCAAACTCTAAAACCGTGGCGTTATTCAATCTCCCAACCAATTCTGACAACCATTGTGAGGATGGCCCGTTAAGCTTGCCGTCTTCAATGAAATTGGCAAATATCGCCCAATCTGTTTGTACACCTTCAAATTTAGGCACCGGCTGGCTCCCATTTTATGTAAGGTTTTAAAATCTGGTATGGGGTCTGCTCACTCAATGCACGCTCACCAAAAGAGAACTTATAAACCCGCGCTTTGTTTGTATATCCAAGCCTGCGCCACTCAACCAATGGCCGTAGTGGAATGCCAACACCTGATACAGTAATCTCTCCAAGGCTAGTAAAGGTGGTCATATCGTCATCAGAATACGAAAGCTCAACCACTTGACCGTCCATGCCTTGAGAGTAGATACCCACTTCATTAATAATTATACCCTCTCCAATATTCTCTAATATCTGTGAGGTGCATTCATAAATGTTAGGATCGTATCCCGCTGACCCAAAATCACCGCGATAGTTCGAATCAGTGAAAGCTAAATAGTTTTTATTGTAAGAGCCAAACGTGCGGTCGAAATAACCAATGAAGTACAAAGTATCATCTAAAAGAAATGCATCCTTTGGCCACCAAATATAACTGGTCGCTAGGTCGGGGTCGCCATCAGCAATCGACCTTGTTGAACGCTTAGTCCATGTTTGATTTGTAAAATTGTATGAGTAGCTAAAGCCATCAGGGTCATTGATGTCAGTTTGATTGCCAGTTACAGTGATCACGCCAAACAGCTGGCCATCAAGGGAATAGCTCATACAGTAAGATGTATCTTCGCTATTCGCCACCCCGTTAATAATGGAGTCAATCGCATCGTTTGAGATTTTACCTTGCTTGACTGTATACACCCCTAGAAAGCCATCTTCTGACTTTCCATAAAACATTACATCATCACCGATCTGTGTCCAAGCGTAACGATTAGCCACACCCAAACTAAATGTCTGACCTTTTAATAATTGGAATGCAAAGTTATCTGAGCCGACATTCTGGAACCAGTCAATGTGGTTGGTTGATGCCGCTGCCAACTGGCCGTTAATCTGAAACAAGGCGGATAGTTCATCACGCTGTGGGTAAATCTTCTGAAAGTCTGTGCCGTTTATGTCGGTGCCATCCATTACAGTTGGCAGCGTGCCGTGAAAGATGGTTGAGGCGCGTGCAGATATAAACACGAAGTAATCATCGAAGAATGTGACATCCGTTGCGCCATCACCATTCGTCAACGTGTCATACACTCCACCAGTTCGTGTGTTGATTCGAACCCCAACGGCAGGCGCAGTGTCTGTATCAATGTAATAGTCATCCTCAGCACCAGACCCAGAACCAATGCCTAATGCACAAATAACCAATCCATTCGACACCATTTTTACAGGGTCATTCACAATCTCTGCAACTGGTGGCTCTGCATAACTAATATTGATCAAAACCCACGAACCATCATACCGGTACAGGTCAGTGCCAATATAAGCGTATAGATCACCCTTATGAAAGCACCAGCCGCGCAGATTGCCCGTAGGAAGGCCGATTGAATCAATAGGCTGTAGACTTCTAGGTTGAACTACATATTCATCCTGAATGGCCGCACCTTGCCGCCTGATCGTCACTAGATTCTCAGGTAGCGATTGTCCAAACGGGGTGCGGGTATCGTAAAACCCGCTTGATACAATTAAGTCAGTCTTAGGCACTGAATACGAACCACGCTACGCCATCAGATACAAGTTGAGCACTAGGAAAGGTAGTGCCGGATAAAATTAAACTTGGGTCACCATCAATTTGATTGCCTGCCGCCGCCAAGATCGTCACATCATTGTCAACACTGGTGTTTTTCTTAAATGAAATAGACGTTCCAGCCGGAAGCGATGCAATAGAAGGTAGTTGAATGCTAAACGCCGTCGAGCTTGAGTCACAAAACACAATGTCCGTATCTTGGACTTGCTGGCTTGTTAGTGTCGCATTGTTATTTAGATTGATGATATTAGGGCCTGAGCCGCTATCAGTAACAATACTCAAGTCTGAGATAATCTTCTGCCAAGTTACCTTTCTAGTTGCCGAATTAACTTGCGACCATACTGGAACTAGGTCATTTTCACTCACTTGTGACGCACTGGCCAATCGGTTAATCGGGGTGGCTGGTCTGCTATTCGACATATTGAGTATCCTCTCTCAGTGAAATATCGACATTTTCACCTGTGTCGATAGAGTCGTTATCTGTGCCCAATAATTCTGGGTTATCGTCATAATGATGTGTGGTATAGGTGTATTTCTCATTGCCTGACCCAATTGGAAGAATGGAAGGCATAGAGCTGACAGGGGTTCGCGCAATCTTGGAATAGAAGTTCTTACGCGCCTGTCTGTTTGTTCTTAATAACTCAGGGGTTACTTGCTTTTCTGCAAGTGGGGCCATTCTAATTGCTAAGGTTGAACGGATATAAGGGATTGACCAGTCTGGTAGTCCAGTCTCTTCGTTTACGTCTTGAGGGTTTAAATAACCCAATCGAGTGCCTTTGGCATCTATCTCTAAGCAAAATCCATTTAAAACTTCTAAACCATCAGCTAGCAATGTGGGGCTTGTACGCTCTCGAATTAATGTAACGCTTGAGGATGCGGTTAATTGCAAGGAGTCAGAAACAGCAACACCATATTCCGCCCCTAGGCGAATAGCCAACCCACTCTTAACCGCACTCAGTGACCAATCAGGCAAATCTGTTGCCCCACTTGTGACACTGGTCACGCCTAGATCAACACCATCATATCTCCACTCAGCCAACATATCATTAAGCACTTCCAAGCCATCGTTTTGCTCATCAGTGGTTAATGGGGTGTTTGAAGCTTTTACCCGAATCTTTCTTAATGCCGATTCGACAATATCTTTGCCTGTCTCGCCTGAGCTATTCAGGTCTAAAATTCTAACCCCTAAATCTTTAAGGGCATTAGTTATCAGAGTCTTGGCTATCATTTAGTGCCTTCTCTAAATCGGCTTTCACATGTTCAATTTTACGCTTGCCTTTAATATTCCAGTTAACAGAATCATAAACACCTGCGTCTTTAGCCTGCGCTTTTAATGCGTCAAGCTCATCATTGCTAACACCTTCTTTTTTGCCTTCTGGCTTCCAGCCTAAAGACTCCACATATTTTACAGTATCTTTAGTTGCATTGATTTCAATGATTGCGCCATTAGGCTTAATGTATTTAGTTAGCATGATATTCCTATAGAGTGAAAAGAAGGCGCACCCCGAAAGATGCGCCTATTGGTTAAGCTACGCCGTAACCGTGACCAGCCATGAATGGGTTCATTGCCCCAAACGCTGGACGAAGGTCGATACGTAACTTGTTGCGGTTAGCTTCGAAATCAGAACCTTTCGATACGCGAAGCTGTAAGCCATCCTCAGTCATACCTAGAGTATCTTGAGCGTCTAGTTTCTCCATTGGTACAGAGCAAATAGTGAACGCATCACGATGGAAGAATAGGTTAGGCTGGTTAATGGTATCTTCCGCGCCTAGAAGTGTTACAACATCGCCTGAAATAGGCGCGCGCGTAACAGTGTTGTAAGCACCGCCTGCCTCAAAGATGGCAGGACCGGTAACAGTTAGAGTCACCGCACCAGCACCATCAGCCACCGCATCAGCTACCACAACCGCAGTGTATTCTACTTGGCTACCAGTTTGATCAACAAACGGTTTACGAGTTGATAGGTTCAAACGATTAACGCCAGTGATAGAGATTGGCTGGCCCGCTGGAATTGCTAGGTTAGCCTGCAGACCACTGATAGATAGAACCTGCGTCATGGTGTCTTTTGCATTTACATAAGTCACGATTGGATTAGCAGCTAGAGTGCCAACACGATCTGCACCAACCGGAATGGTGTAAGTATCCAAGCTAGTCGCACGCATTACTTTAAAGCCTGCAAAGTTTTCACTTACCACGGCGCGAGAATTTGCATCGGCCACTTGAGGATTAACACCTAAAGAGCGTTGCTCATTCGCTAGAGCGGTTTGTGAATATGGGTTGAATAGGTAGCACCAGTTACCATCATCAGGCACACCAGTAGACGACATAAGTGCACCAGCGCCCGCAACTTCAGACCAAGAATCAACAAAATTGCCCGGCGTTCCGTAAGTCAAACCAGAGTTTTTCATACAGAAAGAAGCAAAGCTAGTTTCTAATTCGGTCTTAATGCGGCGTGCAATGTCAGTTGCAAAACGATCGGCATTATTACCCATCTCAAGGGCTTGCTCAGCCTCAGAGTAATCAACCAAAACAGTGATGTAGTCTTGAACCGTTGCACTCGCTTTACCAGTAATAATGTCCTGAGTTTGACCGGTTACATCACCTTGCGCAGTACGCAAAGCCGTGTAATCAGTAGGACGCTGAACATCAATGGTATCACCAGTTGACGGGTTAAAAGAGCCTTGGAAAAGCTGAGTGTTTACTTCTTTAGATACTACGCGCTCAGTATCAAAAGCAGGTAAAACCTTCTCCATCAACTTGCGAGTAATGTTACTTTCAAAATTATTAGCCATGTGACCATACCTTTATTTTTATGTGAGTCACATTATGCAACTCACCAGACTTTGTATTTTGTATCCCCGCTACCTATAGCCGCGCCACCGGTTAGTACCTCGGCTGGCTCTGGTGCGCTAGTTACTCGTGGTTTTAACGCTGAGGCTTTTTCTTTTACTTTGCTGTAAATAACAGCGCCATTTTGCCAAGTCGAATCATTCAATTGCTGAACTTCGTGAGGATTGCTGGCTAAGTACTTGGCGATTAAAGGCCCTTGCTCATCACCCAGGATTACCTCAACAATATCTGAACGAATTTCATAGGCTTCTAATACGTTACCAATGTGCTGCATTTCACTTGGTTCAATATTAAATTCTTTGGCTCGGCTCGAATAAACCTCTACCTTTTGACTAAGCTCTTTTTGCTTGGCTTCTTCCTCAGCTTGCTTCGCTTTTTGTTTTTCTTGCTCGGCTAGCTCTTTTGAATACTCAAACTTATTGCGCTCAATCAATGCTTGATCACGCTTTCTTACTGCTTCCATGTACTCAGAGTCGCTATCAAAATCATAGCGGTCTGGTATTTCTGGAACTTCTGGTTCTACCGGCACGTTTTTAGCCTCAAGAGCTTTGAGCTTTTCTTCTAGCTCTTTCTTCTCTCGTTTGGCTTGACGCGCTTCATAGGCCTTTTCTGCAATAATCTTGCTGTAATCAATTTCAGGCTTTTCCTCAGTGGAATTGCCTTCTTTTGCAGTTCCCGCATCTGCGATTTGTTCGGGGTTTGTGCTTTCGTTTTCCACTTCTGTAGAAACTTCTAGCGCCTCAGCGTTGGGCTGGTCTGTCATGTATATCTCCAAAGAGTATTTAAACCGCGAAAATGTCGCGTACATTGTTAAAACTAATTATAAGGCTATAGCTAATAGCGTTCAACTATTGTTCAGATTCCGCTAAATTGTTACTTGTCTCGGCATACGCAACCGGTGCGCTTGGCGTCACAATAGCATCAGCCCCCATGGATTCACGGATAAGCTTCATGGTCTCAGCCATGGTCTTCTGCATGTTTTCGTTATCCATTGCTAACTTAGATGCAAGCTCTTGATTCGCTCTATTGTTTTCCTCAATCGCTAAGATCATATCTTGCTGCATTTGCTGAATTTGTAGCTCGAACTTCTGCTGACCTTGAACGGCTTTAATTTCTTGATCTTGCTGCTTCAATTGAGCATCCAATACGAGTTTTTGCTGATTATTTTGGGCGCTTAACAGTTTGGCCTGTGCGTCCATTTGCTGAATCTCTAAAGCAATTTGCTCCATGCTTGGCTGTTGAGGTTGCTGCGCCGCAATGGCTTGCGCTTCCTGTATTCTTAGGCGCTCCTCATCTGTCAATTGGTCTTCTGGAATTAGACCTGCGTTCAATAGCTCTAGGCGTTTACGCTGGGCAATTAAATCAAGGCTTGGCCCGCTTGCATTATTTAGCAGAATATCAGCACCAATCTGAATGACAGACGGGTCAACATTTGCCATTTCTAGAATTGCTGCTACGGATTCCTGTTGACGAGATTTGAATGACTTACCAATATCCACCGTTACATCATAGCGGCCTGTCGATAGGTCGTTCAATACTTTGGGTTGGCCATTCTCTAGTACGGTTTTATTTAGGTCGATCTGCTCGGGCACACCATCCTCACCAAGAATACGCACGCGTCTAGTGGCATCGTATGCCTTGGGGATAGCATCAACTAAGATTCTCGCGGTATGAGTCAAAGCCACTTCCATAGAATCGAAGTAATGCACCATAGACACATCACCACGCTCTTGAAGCTGCTCAATAGCCACACCTGACTGCAATGACGGGTTATCCCCCATGCTGGCCGCAAATACGCCTGAGCTTTGAATAATGGCCTGTCGAGTACTGTTAGCGATCACTGCCAAATTAGGATTGGTTTGCGCCGTACCCATTCGATAAGGATTAGGCTGATCTTCCACATGATTGTAATACTGAACCGCATCGCTCGATTGATTCATGCGCTCCAATTGGTCTTCGTGATCTGCCGCTTGCTCTGGGGTAATGAAGATTTTATCAATCGGGCTTAATGCTGTTTGAAGTACTTCTGCTGAATGCGCATAGTTATGCACGCGCTGTTGGTCAAGTAGCTTCTCAGTCTCACCTCTAAACGTGATCTTGTTCTCAGATATGCGGAAATAACCATAAAGAGGGATTAATGGAATCCAATTAAATACTGTCTCTTTAGCTTCATTCAGCCAGTCAGAACCATCATAGTGGCGAACCTTAACCACCCTCTCAACTCGATTACGACTGCGCACCTCAGTTACACCCTTGGCCGCCAATTGATCACTGTACTGCTCCACTTCACTTTCACGATAAACAGAGCCATCACTCATTTGAATCAGCTTAATTGGGCGCTCTTCTATCCAGTAGAACTCGCCAACAATTACTTGATCGGGCTTATCATAATAAGACGAACGGCTTCTATCTTCTGCAACACTCTGACAGGAACCCTCCGGCCATCTAGCCTTGTACGCCTCCTTACTCATTGCGGTTAGCTTGGTTGCCCACATTGAATCAGAGCGATCTTGACGCATTGAATTAGGGTCCCAATAAACAGAATCTACCGCTGAATTAATAGGACGAATGAATAGGTCTTGGTCAAACGATTCAGAATCAGAGTATTCTTGAGTGACCATCCAAGCATCGAAGCCAGTGCCAACCATCGAGGTTGCTGCATTATTGTAAATAGACTGGGCATTAGAGATTGATTCAATATTGCGAATCATACCGCTTAGTACCTCGGCTCGGTCATCATCAGCCTGATCATTGGCAGGGCGAACCTTGATACCAAAGTTGGCCATTCGAATAGCGCCGGACAACGTATTGACTACAGGGTTACACAAATCAAACGTATAGCGAGGTCGGCCATTGCGGGTGAACTTCTGCGCAATATCTGGCTCCCATTGGCCATCACGCTTATTTAGAAATAGATCGCATTCACGGGAGTGCTCGCGCTGATCCTTTTCTGCGTCTTGTGATTTCTTGAGTCCATTAATCACTTCTTTGTGATTGCTATAGTCTATCATTGCGATAACCTTGATAATTTTTGTTTATTATATAGCCATTAGCAATAACTACCAACCTTGCTGGTTTAGCTTGCGGCCTTTTGGCTTATTCTTGTCTCTCATGATTGGCTCGGCGGCATACCTTAGTGAGTCAATAAAGTGGTTAAAGTCATCACACGGCTTGTTTAGTGTCTTGCCATCCTTATCCTTAGCCCATGAGTAATTTTGAAACTCTGTCCAAAACTCGACTAAATGTGCATTAACGACAATCTCAAACTCAAGTAGAAAATCAATGCCCGCACGAATAGAGTCTGGCCCCTTTAGCGACCCGACAATACTCACGCCTTTTGCTTTTATGTAATCAACTGATTTTGGCTCGCTGCTATCAGCAATAGTCTTGTGCTTGTGCGCTTGCTTGTTTTTGATCTTTTGCGCTATCTGAGCGTTGCTTAGGCCTTTTTCGTAGAAGCCGTCATATATGAATATCTTCTTATTTTTCATATCGACAAAAGACTGATTGAACGCGCTAGGGTCGTTTGTATACCCAAAGTCCAAGCCCTGAATGCATTCTAGCCCTTCTAGCTCATCCTCTTTTATCAGTCTTTGCTCAACACGATTAAATACAAGCCCCTCGGCAGTCCCCCAATTGCCTAGAGCATAAATATTGTAATACCTTGGATTAGTAAGCTTCTTATTCTCCATCACCATCTTGTATTCATCATCTATGAATGAGTTATCAAGATAGGTTGTTTTCAGGGTGAATACGCCATCAATGGGATTGTCAAAGAATACCGACTTAATCCAATGCTGATCGGATATAGGGTTTAGTGTAAGTATGATTTGCTTAAGCGCGCCGGTATTACCCCTTAGACGCAAATCGAGCTGCTCAAAGTCTTCTTGATTCAGTTCTGTAGCCTCTTCTATCCAGATACTGGTAACACCCTCGATAGACTTAAGCTTTTCCACATCATCCAAGCCGCTAAACATGAACTGGGCACCAGTAGGGCGGTATACCATAGTCATATCTGTCTGGTTAATATCAAAGTCTGACAGAATACCCCACCTAGATATGATGTTTTTCATAAGGGAAAACACAGAGCGCTTGATTGTTCTCTGTACCTTACGAATGATTAGAATGTTGTGTTTGCAGTGAGATTCACTAAGAAGGCGATATAATAGCTTTCTAGCAACTATGTGAGATTTGCCTGAACCAGCCCCGCCCCATGCCACTTGGTAGCGGGACTGATCTTTGAATAGTGGAACGAAAGCGGAGGAATGGGTTTTAACGTGCTTTCTGAATTCAGCTAGATTTACCACTCATTAGAACCATCATCAGCAATTTTAATATTGTGATCAATTACCTGCTTATCCATGCCAAGTAGCTTAGCCTTCCCCATTGTCGCGTTAATGGCCGCTGAGCTTTGAGGGGTCTCACAAGTCATTGCCATAGTTCGGGCTTCTTCTAGCTCTCTTATGAGGTCTTGTACGGTAATATTAAGGGCTTCCACTGCTGGTTCTCTTAATTCTTTTATGCGGGCCGCTATCTTGCCGTTTGCCATGACCTCTTTGGCTTTACGATGAATAGTCTCAGGCTTCATATTCTCCGCATCATAAGCCATACGATAAGCTTCTGAGGCATTCCCTTTGGCTTCCCCGCAATACGCAATACAAAAGGCTTCTTGTTTCTCTGTTAGCATACTAGCTCTGTGTGTTTACTGGACAATAAAGAACGGCGCTAAAATCAACCTCTCGGGTCGCATTATCCCTATTCTTAAACTCTACGACATATTTTGAATCTTTAGCGAATACTATATCAGCGTTAGCGTTAATAGCAGTTGTTACCGCCTGAAATCGTCCAGACTTTAATGAAGCCCTAGTAAAGATATTGGACGGGATAATAGCACTTGGCGTTGTATTGATATGACCACTAAAGGTTGGGTTAATCTTACCTCTGAATGAGTCGTTTCGGTTTACAGGGGTTAAAAGGGTTCCACCTGTAAAATCATCAACCCTATAGATACTTATCAGTAAATCATTAGAGTTAGTGGATACCAATGTTTCAACGAATGATAATTCAGTACCCCCTACACGAATACCAACGTAATAGCTGGCACCGGCTGCTATCTCAATATCCCCAGTACCCGCTGACCAACCCTGTCCAAGGGCTATAAAGCTTTCAATTGGTGAAGATGACATAATACTATTCCTTTTTCCTTTTCTTCTTGCTTTCGGCTATAGCCTTTTCTATCTCAGCTACATATCGAGGGTCTAGCAAGTGCTTCCTTTCCCTGTACTGCCTTAGCCATGTTTCGGTAAACATTATTGATTTACCCATATAAACCCTTGAGATACTACTGCTATGCCACAGTACTGGGCTATTTCCATTAAGGGTACATTTGTAATCAGGCCAGTTACAGAGATTGTCATAACCGTAGCGGCCATCAGCTTAGCATTTTTCATATAATCACCTCACCCTTAAGATTAGGTCATATATGAAATTATTTTACCACATTTTGTAATTTTTCTTATCGCCTTTGTAACCATTGGCGTATGCGGCCTTTTCTTGCTTCTCCGCTTCTTTCTTAGTGGGGTAGGTCTTGCCTTTATCTCCCCACTTCCAGCCGTCTTTCACCCTTCTTACTGGCATAGCATCACCACTTTACCTTATCTGCCCAATAAGCCGCTGACAGCTTACCTTTGTCGATATTCTCTTTATGTCTGGCTTTGAATGATTTTTGGCGTGCCTTTTCTTCTTCTGTTTTAGGATTGCTTCCGGCACCTTTAACACCCTGCTGGCCAAATCGAATCAACTTTACAGTATTGCCATCTTTTGCCAGCACTGCATGGGATTTAGTAGGATGATCCGGCGTCCTTTTTGGCTTGTTATACCCTTCAAATACTTCACCTGCGCGCTCTTTTGACATATTGCACCTCGATAATGCGGTCAGATTCCGTTACAGGGATAAACGCCGGTCTGCCGTCCAGCTAACTCTCTTTAATCTGCTTGAAATTCTTGTAAATCAATAGACTGGTCAATATCAATCCAAGACAGCCACCAATAAAAGCGATATACACATTGGCCGCCTGAATCACTGTAGTGTCAGCAAAAAACGCCCCCCAAAACCCTACTGCCGCCCCTGCTGACTTAGGGTTGTTTATGACCGCTTCTAATATTTGTTGTTTTGCTTCTGACACGTATATTATCCACGACTACCCAAGTTGCTATCGTTATGGCGACTAATCCAACTGTAATAAACCCCATCGGTTCCATCTTTTCTATCGCCATCCGTATGCAAGAAAAGCCTTACAACTTCCGCTAATGCAAAGGCTAGTACGAAAGCATTATACCATTGAGGGGGTAGATATGTGTACCACATCACATAGCCCAATAGATTAATAATCATTAGGCATATAGAGATCACTTGAAGATGGACAACCAATTGACTGTGCTGCTTATTTGGCTTTACAAGCTGAAGAAGTGCCAAGGTTATAGCGGATGCGGAAAAGGCAGTGCCATAATAGACCCATCCATCCGCATTATCAAAATACTTATAATGAACATAGGTAGGCAGAATAATCGAAAAAGCACACGCCACACGATGCCATTGACCCTTTAATGCCGTTACCAGTGTCGCAACAAAAAGAAGTACAGGGGAAATAATACTAAAACTTAAATCAAGCATAAGCGCCTTTCGGTTTCTTTCTCTGCTTACCGTTTCCACCAGCCCCAGCTATTTTAGACTTAGCGGGCTTTTTTGATGGCTTTTTGGCGGGTTTTTTCTTTGTATATGGCATTTTACTGGCCTATGTGTGACTTATAGGCCGATTCTAACATTTTTATTCTTTATTGCTAAGCCCATCAAGGAAACCATTGGTTAGAGCTTTTGCCTCTTCATACCTACCTTGATTTTGAAGTGAAGATACCGCCCTTATTACCCCTTCAAGCTCATGGATGAAGCTGGCTTGAACCTTCACCAGCTTATCTAATGGCTTATACATTTTTTCTTCAAAACTACTCACTGTGCAACTCTTTGTAAAATTCAATCAATTCGCTTTCCGCTTCAATTTCTTTATATCCAATACCTTTATTATTGATCTCTAGCCATATTTCGTCATCATCTTTATTTGATGCTAGGGTTAATGCGTCAAACTGCACGATAATATCCAGTGCATCCGAAATGGTAGACTCATCAATATATCGCTCATCCATTAAAACAACTATATCGTTTTTTGTGTGTAGTTCGATTCTCATGACTATCTCCTTAGTTGATATAGCCTATTATCCGGATTTAATGAGCCTTGTAATTGGCAAAAACTACCAAGTCAATTAGTCTATATCATCACTATCAGGAGTTGGGATAAGTCCATGCAATCTACCTGCTAAAGAAGCGTCGACCTGAGCCTCAAATTCTTCTAATTCATATCCACTCATTAACTGCTTAACCGTGACAATGCCAAGGATTCTTTTTAGGGCCGCCGCCTCTCTATTATCCAGCTCTATTAGTACTGTACTATCCACCTTCATATCTATAACCCTTTAATCAAACGGACGCTGTGCGCCGTCTATCGTGTTGTTGTAGGTCTGATATAACCCACTCATAAGCCTGCTTCTTTTTAATCAAAATATCTAAGTTTGCGCTTACTAAATTACCTTCGTTCTCTGTAGCATAGTCTGATATTTCACAATCGACCAAGGCTTTGCGCTGCTTAATCAAACATAACAAGGCGCTCAACTCGGACTCACTACAATTCGCTTCACTCATTTCCGTTCTCCGGCTAGCTTGGGGTTATACGTCTTTAATCTGCTTAAATTCAAAGCCTTCTGGTGCGGGTATTACGTTTATTTTTCCGTTGTCAGAAAGCCCTTGAGCCATTTGTACAAGTAAATGCAATTTGTCACTATCAAGTGCAACAAAGTATGCTTTACCTTCAATCTGTACTGCCAAACTTACTTTTTCAATATCCATAATCTTTCCTCAATGTCTCGTACAACAGCCCATTCTTTCGGACTCTGACGAGCCGCAAAATAGAAGGGTTAGCTGTCAGTATGTAGCTGCTTCCAAATCCACTTATCAATAGAAGCATTATACTCAACGTGATAGCCATATTTTGAGCTTATGTAATCAGCCCAATACCATTCATCTTTGTAATCAATTCCATCCGGCGTGCATGGAGCTACCCCATATTCGCGGCAAATTGCGCTAATTGCTCGCATCCTGTAGCTTCGCTTTATCAAGCGCTTCAACCACAAGTGAAACACTGGGTACATCAAAATGCGCATAACAATGTAATTAAATCGAATCTCCATACACTAAGCTCCTTTAAACCGTTTAGCTATGGGCTATTTATCCCAATCCCCATGATTAGCAATTCTAGGGCAGTAATACCCAGTAGAATCACACGCTTTTTCTAGCAATCCAGCATTATCGTACTTTGGCATATGATTAGCCGGTACTAACTCATCTTTAGGCCATAGTAAGTACACGATGCAGCCTAGCAACATACACAGAGGAAATATCATCCTAGCCATGTTGCACCCCAATTAATTCCTCAAGGTCTTCAATAAGCTGTAGTGCTGTTTCAGCTCTCATACCTTCATCATCTTGAATCGGGGTAATACCTGTACTTGCGCACTCCTTTTTAAAATAATTCTCTCTGTCTGCGTAAAACTTAACCGCCTGCTTTAGCTCATCTATCAGTTGTTCCATGGCTTTCACCTCGTTTTTATTGTTTTGATAGGTTACTGCTTTGGGTTTAGTTTGTAATTAGCATATTGTTACAAGTTTATTGGCCTAACTTATAAACCTTAATCCACACCCTTCCGCCTTTCGCTTTATCACCCTTCTTAATAGATAGCCTGTCTATCTGCTCATCATCTAACCAGAATTTAGAATACGTAAGTCCGTCAAATATGCCTTTACAGAAGTTATCTATATCATATTTTCTTGCGGTTGGTGGCTGTAGTAATACTTCGACATTCAACCTATCAGATACAAGCTCGCCGGATAACCCTAGCAAATCCATATGAGTAATTACATGATCTCGGTATTCTCGCCCTCTTTTGCTTATGATCTGCCTATTTCTAAATGTACGCCAATATCCATTAACACTGGGTGGCCACGGAACATAAAATTCATAATCAGCTGCCATTTTGCCAAGTCTCTCCCCAGCTAAATATTGCGTCTTTCACATCATACGGTGCATCTTCACCAGTCTCATAACTATAGTTATAAACTTGAACACTCCATTGAGTGGCATAATCTCCCAGCTTCTTACCTTCTCTGGTTTTCTTATCGTCACATTCCGCGCAATTAGGCAGAACAAACCAATGACCAATCAATACTTTATTATGCTTTAGTGTTGCGCCCTTTACGTGATCAACAATAGAGCCGGATTCACTGCCACACCAGCAGCAAGGGCGATGCTTTACCCATCCCTGAAAGCGCTTTTCTGCCGCATTTGGGCCTCTTGTCGTTTTCGTTGCACGTCTTTGCACTTACTCCCCCTTATCTGGCCATGGCGGGACCTGTACGCCCCTTTCACCAAAGAACCTAGCTAACACCTCATAAGCTTCGTTATATTGCTTTCTATCCGCCTTTGTGGTGCTTTGCTTGCCTGCAATCGACTCTAACACAGGCTTAAACAGTCGCTCTTTGGCGTTTCGGCCTTCTTTGTCCCATGGTATTTCAACATGGTGGGATAGGGTCTTTTTCATGTCCCAACCCACATCATTTAGCTTTTCTGATAGCTGCCTTAGCCACAAGTGCAGGGCTTTGTTCTGCTGCCCTGTCCTTGCTTTGCCTTTGACGGTTATCTCTACCTCAATATAGCCAAACTCTTTCTGGCTTTGCTCTATTAAGCTGATAACGTCTTTAAGGCTTTGGCTACTGTTTACTATTGTCATTTTCTATAACACATTTGTACTGAGGTATGTTCTGCATAAAAGTCTGGCTGCCAGCCTTAACAGGCATTATCGCCATATGAGAAAAAACCATATTACCACCCCTGTCTTCACATGATTCAAGATCACATCCATACAAGGCAAATACAAATAACAGACCTAAATACTTCATATCATCCCCTTATTAATTAATGCCCTGCTATTCACGTCTGGGCTAACGTCAACTAAAGCGGAATAGCTCGCTGTGGATTTAAAACTGCGGGTTTTGAACCTGCCCGTATTGAGCCTGTGGCGCTTGCCCTTGTTGCGGGTATTGCTGGGGCTGCATTTGTGGTGCCTGCTGTTGAGCTGGTGGCTGTTGTAGCTGGTTTTGCATATCCTGCGTGCGAGGCTCAAACATTGAACACATGACCGTGTCACGGTTTTCAGGGTTCGGAACACCCGCAGGATTAAACGTGGTTTTCAGTAGCATGAACTGGCCACCATCATCACCTTGCATTACCGTACCGATGTTTTCGTAACGGTTTTTTGTTTCGCCTTGGTTGTTTGTGTATGAGCCTGTTTTAACGCATACGTCATAGAGTTTTGTAGCCATGTTATTTTCCTAGCTTTGTTAGTAAATCGCTTAATTCTTCAATAAAATCCGTACATTGATTGGCCAGATTTTCTATATAGTCTTCGTCTCGAAATACTCGAATTTCAAAATAATCTGCATCGGTATTAATGCGAGGATCATAGCTGACAAAGTCACACCACTCGCGCCCTGATACCCATAGCTGACCCTGCACTTGCGCCATGTATTCATTGGGAAATTCACCGGATAAAACGCGCTTAATCTGAGTGACGGAATTGGGGCACTTAATTTCTAGTAGGCCATTTTCACCCACCAATCCATCAGGACTAACACCTACCCATTGGTCACGTTCAATAAATGCGCATTGCTCAACGTCAATATCGTGTTTAAGCTCATAGGCGGCGCGTGCTGCTGGTTCGCACTCATTGCCCCATTCCATCGCCTTATTAGTAAAACTGTCTTGTGGTTCACCTGTTAGGATTTCAGCCGCCAATTGATACATGTAAGACTCGCGGGTCTTGCTGGGGGCATTGCCTCGCCCCTTTGCAATGACATCGCTGAATTTTGAAGCGGTTAGCTTTCCTAGTCGAAGTTCTAACCACTCGTCAGTCCCTTGCTCTATGTCATAAATGATTTTCATAGACCTAAGTCCTTTTTAAATGCGTCTAGCTTGCTTACTTTTAGATGGTGGATTGAGCCGATTTTGTACTTGGCAAACAATCGGTTTGCTTTCTTAGTCCAGACTGTTTGGCCTGATTCATCCGTCTCAACCATGTGACCAGTCAAGAAGTTTGCCGTTTCTTCATCAATCATAGCCGTATCTCGCAGCTCCTCGCGGCTTTCATCATTCTCCCCCGTCTCTAGGCATAAAACCTTAAGGATTGCCGCCTTAGTTGCATAGGTGAGAGCCTTGCCTGTTGCTTTGTCGCCATTATCTTGTGCGTGCGCTTCAATCTTGACGGTAATTCGGTCTTCTCCATTGTCGATATTGATAAACGCTATTTCATACCAGCCAGAATAAAGCCCCATCTTGACTGGTTGAGGGGTCGCGTTAACGTCTCGCATTACTAGGAATTGGCCTTCAACCTGACTGGGCGCAATCATTACCCCATGATTAACGAGAGCCTTTCTGGCCACGCTGACCACTTGGTCATGTGTTACAGCCTTGTAATTCTGGCCACCACCTGAAACGGCGCGATCTTTTTGAACATATTCGACCTCTTTCATTACTGCGTTGATACGCTGATAAATGTTTAATTCTTGATTCATTTCACTCTCCTAGTTGAATGGCTAGTGTATCAGTTTGGTTTAGGTAGTCATTGGCAAAAACTACCAAGTTCGCTGGCTTTTTTCGTTTATCTCCAGCCATCTAGTTAAAGTGTCTCGCGCCTCCTTGATGTCTTTATATTTCCCCTTTCCCCCTGTCCTTACACCACTAAGCAGTAGCTTTTTGCTAGCGTGCTGTATACAGCCAGAAGGATCATCAATGTTAAATCGGTTATGCACCTCGTAGACATCTATACAATCTATATCCGATACATCCTTATAATATTCTGGGTATTTATCTTTCACTCTTTCTCCCTTGCGCTTGCTATCATCTTTTCTATTGCTTGGTTGGCTGTTCGACCAGCTATAAGCGTGCCGGATGGCTTTGCATAACCCTTGAATGGTTTAATTTCTTCATAAGGCGTTTCATAGTCTAATATCCAGTCCGCCAATGGTGACGAGTCCCCCCTAACCCAAACCCCTGTATTATCTGGCTTACTCACCTTCTCTTTCACTTTCACCTCTCCATTGATCATCCAACTCATGCCATAGTGCCTTAACTCCCAACCTTGCCAGTTCTTTCACGTAGGACTTTCTAGCCTCAACCTCTGTATAACAGCGAGGTAGCGAGTACTTCACGCCATCTAAAAACACACAGGGGCGGTACACCTTCTGGCCGCTACTTCTTGTCTCAACTGCAAAGCCTTTTCCCTTGCCTAGCCTTGGCTGTTGCTTTTCAGGCTTATCCTCAGATTCATAATCTGTAAACATTATTGAACTAGGGCGACCCTTAATTCTTAAGCTCTTAGGTGGAATAGCCATTTTTGCACTCAACGCTGGGTTAGGCTCCATTCCAAAATACATCATTTATAACTTTCCTTATGCTTCTTGTATGGCTTTGTGTGAAATCGACGTGATCGCCACTTCATGAAATCCCCATGATTAATTTGGTCGATCGCTTCAAGATATGCCACCCTCGCTTCTTCTTCTGTGTCATGCCGCCCCAATGGGTACACAATGCCATTAACTAGAATCTGCGCTTTATATGTATTTCTGCCGTCGTCTTTCTTGTCTAATGTATACCCGTTGCCTACTGGCTTTCTAATCTTCTTTGCAGGCTCCTTTTTTGGCTTTGCTATCTTTTTCATTGACCTAAGCTCAAAGCCAGTCATAACCATCTTTGCGCTTAATGAGGGGTTAGGTGTCATTCCGTAGTAGATCATTGTTCGCATATCTTATTTGCCTGATAACTAAGGCCAGAAAAGATAGTTTTTGCCTTATCTTTCCCTACTAGCCCAATAATTTCATTTTTTAATAATGAAATAAAAACCCTGTCTATTGATTTCTGATATAGCATCATTTCCGATACTTTAGCCGCCTTTTCCATTCTGGCAGCTTCTAACTCGTCATCCCTGTATTTCTTGATCTCATTTTTAAGGGCAATTATTTTGGAATGGGTTTTAGATAATGCGTATTTAGCCCTCTTTCTCCAATCACTGCTTGCCTGTCTACCATTCATATTGTCTGAGTTAAGATGCTCTTGAATCTCAACCGCTTTTATTTTTAGCTCGGCCAAAGCGTCTTTTGCATTTTCAAATTCATCTAAAGTCACTTCAAACTCTCCTTCATTCTCTGTAATTCACTCATAGCCAATTATCCATATCTCACCCAATAGATAATTGGCAAAAACTTACAATCTTACTGATAAATTCCTATTTAGGTTTAAATCTGAAAACTTGGCGTATTCAAGCTGAGATTTAACCAATACTTTTCCCGTCTCGCCTTGTCGATTCTTTCTAATCAGTATTTCAGCCATTCCTTTGGCCTCTGAGTTTTCGTTGTAAACCTCGTCACGATAGATAAACATGATCACATCGGCATCCTGTTCAAGCTCTCCCGACTCCCTTAAGTCTGCCATGATTGGGCGCTTGTCGGGCCTTTGCTCTAAGCTTCGGTTTAGCTGGCTTAGTAATAATATAGGGCGGTCAATATCTTTACTTAAAAGCTTTAGCTCTCTTGATATTTCACCAATGCCTTGAACTCGGTTATCGCCTTTAACCTTGACCAACTGAAGGTAATCGACGACATAAAAGCTTTTGTCATGCTTGCTTGCGTGGGTTCTGATCGCATTCTTTAGGTATGAAAGCGAATAGCCTGCCGAATCGTCAATGATCAATGGGCGGTCTTTGAGCACATTAAAACCCGCAGTAAGCTTGCTCCAATCTTCATCTTGCATGTTATTTTGAGCGCGAGTATTTAGGTTTGCGGCTGCGCATATCATCCGATATGTAACCTCATCACTAGGCATTTCAAGACTGAAAACCATAGTTGGCACATCGTTTTTAATTGCATCTAGAGCAAAGTTTAAAGCAAGCGCGGATTTGCCCATGGCAGGACGGGCACCAAGTAAATAAAGCTTTCCACCTGAAAACCCCCCTATCTGATTATCAAGATCAATCAAGCCCGTTTTAATGTAATCAATATCCCCATTAAAGATTTGCTCTGTACGGGCGATAACTTCACTCAGGGCATCGTTTACATGCTTTTGATTCTTCCGCTGCTCTGTATTGATTGACATTAGGCGCTTTAATGCCTCGTCAACGGCCTCAGCGCCGCTCTCAGCATCGTTTGCACATTCTGAGACTCTATGTACCGCCCTGCGCTTTGCGTTATCTCTAACGCGCTCTGCGTAGTACTCAACATTTGCGGCGCTTGCGGTTTTCTCCTCGATTACAAGTAAGTCATTCAGGGTTATACCTGTTAGGTATTTATCGTTACCCAGTTCATCTGACAGGCTAAGTGCATCCACTGGCTTTGACTGGTCAGACAGCTCATAGATTGCCCTTAACACTTCTCCAAGCTGGTCATTCCCAAAGTCGATAGGACTTACCAGTGGCTTAAGACCTTCGATTGCTGCTGGATCAAGCAATAGGCTTCCGATTATGCTTTGCTCATAGTTCACGTTTCATTTCCTGAATCATTGCTTTGATTTTTTCTTTTTGCTCTGGTGTTGGCTCTTTGTATTCTTCACGCTTTGGCGGCTCGAGCATTTCACGCCTAGCCTTGTCTCTTGCTTGGTGCTTCTCAACGTGGCCGATCAAGTGCGCAGGCTTGGGGAACCACTTACCATCAACTGGGTCGACAATGTGATCCTTTACCGCCTGCTCTAGGTGTCTAGGGTTGAAGCTCCCAAGTGTCGTCCAGTACATTGCTATCATTTCCGGTGTCATTTGATTCTGGTAAACCGATGACAGCGCCGCCATTGATTGTTTGAATTGTGTCTGGTTGTCCATGGTTGCCCCCTAGGTCAGGTAAGTTCGCATTTAAAAGATTGTTAAAAGTTTGGTCAGTGTTGCTTTGTTTTCCTATTGGCAAGTTTGACCTAGCATCATTGAGATAACCCTCAAACTTTGATTTTCCGAACAAGGTTTGTGGTCTTAGGTATTTCTCCATGTCAGTCCCTTTCCACTCCTTTGTCTTGTAATCAATGACAAGCTTGAGGCAATTCACTGTATAGTCTTTCAGTCTGGCCTTAATCTCATTACCTGTTTTGAACTGCCTTCCAGCTACCAAGTTGAAGTGATCTAGAACATCATTAAATTGGTTATTAGTTTCTAGTTCTTGGTTAGTAGTTTCTAGTTTATAGTTAGGGTTATCTTTGGGTTTGTCTTGGGTTTCATCTGGCAACCCATTGGGTTTTTTTTGGGTTTCCTTGGAGCCAGCGTCTTTTCTAGGCCTGCCGCCCTTCGCCCCATTTGCTTTGTTTTTCTTTGCTGTTTTTCTATAATCTTTTATTAACTCCTCACAACGACTATGAACAAAACCTTTTTCTGTTTTTTGGAAGAATTCATTTAGTATACTATCGGCCAAAACCAAGTTAGAACCGAATCGTAACCGACGAAAAACCGTTTGGGTTTCTAATGGAATTGGCTTTTCTGTATCGTAGTAGAAGTTGATTAACCTAAAATATATAGCCTCTTCTTCTAGGCTTAAGTGGCTAGTATGAAGCGCCCAATCCCCAATATTAAATTTGTAGTAATGCATGATATAATCCGTTTACGCTTGATTTATTAGACCCTGTTGGCGCAGGGTTTTCTTATACTTCCTTAAGCTTTCTCTCAATAAAGTTATTCAAACTTCGGCCTTCCTGCTCAGCCTGTTTTCTAAGTTTATTCAATAGCTCAACGCCAAGTCGAACCGTGGTGATTTTCTTCTCTTCTTTTGATTTTGCTGGCATCTCTCAGCCTCCTTTTTTGACTTCGGAATCTATTATAAATAGTTTTATATGTATTACAAGATAATATTTAAATGGTAGGGATAACTCGGGTTTAGTTTTTGGGTTTTTTACTCCCATTTAAGGCCAGCCAACCCATATATAAATCTAAAGAGAAATATTGTAATTATTTATCAATTAGAATGGATTTTATTGCTATTGGCTCAGTTTCATAGTCTGATATTATTAAGCCCTGAGATTAAGATTAACCCAATTGAGGATATGGATATGAAATAACAATCATAGATCATTCGACAGTGAAAAATAAAAAAGGCCGGATAATTTCGGCCTTTTTTGCGCACATATAAATCTAAAGCTTTATTTGATATAATTTGCTGGCTCACTCGCCATTGAGCGGGAAGAGGTGCCTATACCGTCTAGGCTAACTGGCGGCCATTGGTTTAGCGGATACCTTAAATGCCGCAGGGTGCGACCGACTAACAGACACCCCACTACCTATATGGTCGAGGCTGTGCCGGTAAAGGTGTTTCGGGAAGTCCCTAGGCCCCTAGATGGGCTTAGGGCAATTTACCCCGTCACTGCTTGCATACGGGGCTTTTAACGGGGTATAGAATGGATATAAGGCCTAGTGTTTAGTCTTGCTCCTCAAAGTAGGGATCAATACCAATTAGATCATCAAGAATTCCGGCATCATTACCTTCAAGTTCCAGTTTTCTTATTAACTCAGCCTTCCATAGAGTTAAAAAACTTGCCTCGATAGGCGTCTCTGCTCTAACGACAATTGCGCCACCAACTGTTTCAATTTTCATCACACCAACCCCTCCTCTTTTAATATCGTCATTATTTGTACTGCTGTTTGGATGTCTTTGTATTTAGAGACACAGCATGTGTTTATCAAGAAATCCACTCTAATCTCTATATCAAGATATTGATACCAAGCATCTAAAGGAGTTTTCCATAACCCCTCTTCCTCCCCGCCATCCTCAAAGATAAAGCGGTTATTTTCTTGTCTTAGGTATTTCATACACCCACCTTCAAATATACCAGCGCTTCACAGTAGGCGCGTTGTAGGGATTTATTTGAGAATATTTCCCCATTGAGTAATACACCATGCTCAGATAAGTCATACTTAGTTTCGACAAAAAATCTGTGCTGAACAACCAACGGCATTAGCTGATTCCAGTCTTCTAAGAAATCAACATCAACTAATTCATCGAACCTACTAACATCAGGGATGACAATGTGCGCACCTATTGGGTCTTTAATGCCACCATACTTATAAGTAGCAGCACCTCTAAATGTTAATGCTGGTTGATCTGGATAACACCACACCATAGCCCGATTAAGCTGGGTGTCCGTTAACTCGCTTATTTGTTGTTTGGTTAGTTTCATTTGTATTCCTTACAGCACTTAGCTGAACAAAAACTGTTATTGTGAGTGTGTTCCTTACCGCAATTGATGCATGATTTAACTGTCTTTGGTTTATATTGCTTATTTGCAATCTTTGGTAAAGCCCAACCCTCAGCCATAGCCAGCAACATTCCTGTTGTTAGTTTCATTTAGCACGCTCCATTTTGTATGGGCCGCACGACTTTCTCCGGCCATTTATCATTGCATTTAGATTTTCCCTAAATAACCCATTCTCTTTGCAGAATTTAGATTGATTTGATATGGTGATTTTTCGGCCATCTTTATGATAAAAGCTAACCTCTCTCCTTCTGTATTCAGATCCCTCTCTTATATTTTCCTCGGGACTTACAAACATGCATGTTGATGGGCTATAGAGTTTATTGCCTTTAACTTTAATATCTTTATCCAGATGATATTCACGTCCATCATCTGGATAGTTTTTAAGGTACCATTCAGCAAACACCTGATAATTACGCCATTCATCGCAGACGGAACATCCTTTATATGTAGGGTGTCTTTCATAGTACTTGCCTGAGTAACACCTTGTAAGCATAGATTCCCAGCAGTTATAAATTTTACTACCCTTGTTGCATTTATGCTTACCAACACCATGAAAGCCAACTCCTAAAACAGACGGCCTAAGCCTATCTTTTACAATACCTTGTCTAATCAGTTGACTTCTTGTCTTGGTTGTAAATCCTGTTTCAT